TACTATCTAACTCATGAAAATTCAAGTTCTGACACTCATCAACTATCATGATGCAGTCATCGAGTGTTGTGCCTCTAACAAAACTGGTTGACCAAAACTTGACACTCTCCTGTGTCTTGAGATTACCCCACAACATTTCAAACTCACTGTCTGTAGGTAACTCAAACATATACTTGACCATATTTTTGTATGGTATCTGGTATAGTGCTGACTTATCATCATGGTCACCGGGTAGGAAACCTATCTCTCTTGTAGATACAAGAGATCTTACTATTACAATCCTGTTGTATGGTGTAATAGGATCGAGGACTTCCTTGAGGGCATGATATAAAACCACAAAAGTTTTACCAGTTCCTGCCACTCCGTACGTGTATACATTCTTACCTTCATTGAGTGATGCAAATAGTTTTTTCTGATTCTCAGTCAATGCCTCGATTGGAATCATCATGTCAGCATTGTAGGGTTTCTTCCTTCTAATCTGTTTGGCAGTCATACCTACCCCAACTTGATTGGAAGTCTTCTTCTTTCTAGCAGGCATTAGAAATGTGTAGTTTTTTGAGGTTTTACTTTTGAACCGGGCATTGACCCAACTCTTGAGAGGACTTCATTCCATCCTCCATCTGTTTTACTATACACGTCTCCTGTACCACTGACAGTTCCACCTGTCCCTTGTGACCAGTCCTTATCCCAATCAGGGTTGTCCTTTCTCCACTGATCATACTGTTTCATTGTCATGGAAAGGTCTTTGGTTTCGCCAGTCTTCAAATTTTTTACAGGATATGTTGGCATGTTAGTAAGATTTTATTTTGGGATTGTGGTGAAGTATATATGCTGCTCCGATAGCAGTTCCTCCATCGAAGGCAATCGGGTCAACATAGAAATTCAAATCAGGAAATTCCTTCAGTAGTTTATAGTTTACCACAACATTGAGAAAACATCCACCTGTCAGCACAATATTATTACATTTCTCTGATGCTATCTTGACCAACTCCACTGCTCTGTCCTCCCAGTCCTTTTGTATGGTGGCAGCAGCGTTCTCACTTGATGAATGTAAATATGGTCCATCAACATATTGTCCATAGGGTGCAAGACCCATGACTTTACCTGCTTCTTCTCTTCCCCAGTTACATTTTTCTGATACCATATCAAACTGCAACCCTATACCATAATCATCCTCAGTATTATATCTCTTGTGCAGAACCTTCCAATGGAATCTTCTACCTCGCTTGACATGCATGATAGTTTCACACTCGTCTCCTTCATCAAAATTAGATCCACTTGAGTCAACTACGATGACTGCTGCTTCTTCAAACTCTGAGTTGTAGAATCCACATGCAGCGTGAGTCAGATGATGTCTGTCTCTAAAATCATATCTCTCAGCATTCGGAAACTTCTTCTTGATTGTTGCTATATTCTTTGCAGATATAAGAGTCTTCTTCTTATCTTGACTCCAACAGGCATCACTTATAGCAATCTTATCCACATCCTTTACAAATTTGAATAACTTCGTGCAATTATAATCCCTTTTCTTTCTTGATAATCTCTCTGCTTCTAAGTATAGTTCTATCTCACCATCGTTGAGTACACATATAGAACCATTATTTGATAGATTTACTCCTAAAATTCTCATATCAATCTCCTAATGATGAACTCTTATACATTCGTCTCGCTTCTGGAAACCATAGGACATGGATCTCAGACTCTTTCCATGTATCTATAGCATCTTGTGGTGTTTCAACTAGAGGTTGACCTGCAAGGTTGAATGAGGTATTCAATACCATAGGAACTTTAGTGTACTTGTAGAACTCTTGTATGACCTCATACAAATGAGGTATATCATTCTCTACTGTTTGAACTCTACATGTATCATCTATATGAACAACTCCGGGTATCAATTTTTTCTTTTCTTCTCGTGTCTGCACTGCATATGACATTGTAGGGGATCTATTCAGTCCAGACATATCAAACCATTCATTTGCATGTTCGTTCAACACAGCAGCAGCAAAGGGTCGGAAACGTTCCCTCCTCTTTACCTTGTTTACTGTCTCCTTAGTATTGATATCTCTTGGGTCATATAATATACTTCTATTTCCTAATGCTCTAGGACCTGCTTCTGATCTACCATTGTAGACTGCCACAATCTCATCTTGCATGATGAATGTAGCAATCTCCTGTGGTGTTACTCTTATCGCTTCCTCATCATTGTATAAAAAACTCAGGTCATGAGTTGGTCCAAGAAATAGATTTACCATTCAAGTGCTTCAGATACAACAGGGAATTGTTCTTTGAATACATCCCTACATGACTCAGCAATCTCCATGTGCTCCTTCTGAGTACCATGTGCTGAACGTAATTTTATATAATGTATCCAAGATCTTACTGATCCTGTCATATATATCCGAGTTGGGGTGCACAATGGTAGAACCATTCTTGCACATTCTTTTGCTACTCCTTCCTTTATCATTTGTTTATAAAGACTTTCAGCAGAACTAAAGAGAGTGATCATCTGACGGTTGAGTTTGTCAACAACTTTTTCATCTAGATCATCTATACTATTCTGCCTATTCTTTACGTCCTGTCTTCTAAGTTCTGGTAGTTGTATCTCTCCTAGTTCATGACTCTGTGCATATCTTTGAGAGAACTCTTGGAATGTGAAACTACGATGTCGTAGAATTTGTGCTGCAATAGCACGGGTAGTTTCAATCTCAAGTGTTAGGTGTGCTTGCTCAAATACAGACCAATGCTGATGCTTGATGCAATACTTCAACAGTCCAGAAAAATTTTCGTTGTCCTGATTGTTTGGATTAGATACTCTGGCAACAAATGCCATGTTCTTTTCAGCGTCAGGAGTTACTGTTATTAATTGTACTTTCATTTTCTTGCAATGACTTGACAGACTTCTGCATCTTTAGTTCTTTCTTTGCCTCCTTCAATGAATTTTTCATATAGAATACTTCTTTCTTGGAGTATAGATGCTTGTGTTTGAGTGCTGCCTTGATTAGTTTTACTGTTTGTTTGAGTGTATTCATATATTATATTGGATTGAAAAAGGGGTGTCAAGCACCCCTTCTGAGATTGTATTTAGTTGTAGACATTATGCATATGCAAGTCTAGGAAGATATGCAATGCTTGAAAATATGAATGCTAAAAAACAGAGTTGATAGAATAACTTTGTCATGTGTAGGTAATAATACTTATATTATTATATAGGTATTTGTACCTTTTAGCAACTATTTACAAACTTTTAGTCCACGATACATTAGTTCGTGTCTTTGACGCTTCGCTGCTTCTGCAAGCACTTTAGCGTTGTACTCTTTTGAGTCGTACTCGACACCTCTGTAAGTGACTTTTGCCATTTGTTTTCTCCTTAGTAGTTGGGATTTTTGCCCCGTTCCTTCGGTCAACTGTTGCGTCCCAATGGGATGAACGATCCGTTCCGAGTCTTGACTTACTTGCGTCAGTGTTACCTGATGAACGTAATGGTATCATAACATACCGATTCTATTTATGCAAGGATATCACTACATTTGTAACAAGTCTTTATCTTTTATTACGGTTTTTCTTTGGGGGTGGTAAGGATGGATCTGTCCACTGTTTAGGGTTGACTAGACCTCCTGCTTGAGTCATGTTAACAAACTTACTACTCTTATCATAGTAGTGATCAAATATATCCACTGCCCTATCTGCAATAGCGACATCAAAGAAATGCTCCTCGCCTTCTTTGTACTCTATGAGATATGCATTGTAAGGCAGTTTCGGATTATCTGCAACCTTTTTGTCACACTTCTCATGAAGTACTCTGACCATTACTTATCTCTCCAATGTATCTCATCAAATACTTCTTCTACCAGTGCTCTGGTGATTCTGTATTTTGTTTGTAGTTTCTTATCTTTTACTAGCATCAGTAATTCTGCTTCAGACTCATGTAAACTTTCAAGTAATTGAATAAACATGGTCTCTCTTTTCATCTGAGAGAGTTGATCGTTACCACCTCTTATGAAATTGTAAAGAGTTCTCCACTCATGAACGAGACGTGTGTGTCCTCCAGAGTTGATGGGTGCTTCATTCTTTTTGTAAGGTACATCTCCTTCTGGTATGGCACTTTTTATTTGCTTATCAAAGTTCCAAATCAATAGTGCTTTCACATCATCACGTTTGTGTTGTGATAGGAGTTCCCTTTTTCCCCCTTTATCTTTCTTACCATGAACCGCTTTGAACAGTTCAGATACCAAAGGATTGTCAGGTAGTTTTGCCATAATTAATCTTCAAGTTCAGTAGATTCGTCCCCTTCGATTCGGAATGAAATGATTTCGTCAGGAACTAATTGTCCATTCTCATCAAACATTTCTGGATGATAAGTATATGCATTTTGGTTGTTGTCCTGTATATAGGTGCGTAGAATATACCCTAGGATAACCCCTACAGAAAGGGTGAGAATGCCTGTGAATACACCAATTGTTATGAGTGCTGCTTGCATGTGTTTTCTCCTAGTAAGATTTTCAGTTGGAAGATGATTAGTCTCTCTCCGCATCAAGAGTTCTACACCCTTATTTATTTCTCCTAGATCAATTTCTTCTCTTGGAGATACTTCAATGTCTCTTTGCATCCACCTATGTGTTTGTTGTCAAGTTGAACCTGTGGAAAGGTAGCACCCTTCTCAAATTCTTTATAAAACTGGTTACGAGTAAAGTCTCTGTCCAGTTTGTATTCTAAGTATTCAATTTTAGTGGCAGCAAAGAGTTGTCTAACTCTTTCACACCATTGACAGTTGTCTTTTGACCAAAGGACTGCTTTCATTTTAGTCTCATTACGTTTCCTGCTACAACAATTCTCTCTTCCTGTGACTCAACAGGGTCAACACCATGCCATGTCCAAGGAATAAAGAAGATCAATTTACCTGATCGTTGTGGTTTTGGGTAAATCTTTTTACCACTGTTCATCTCCCAATAAAGACAGTCCTCATCAGGTACATCAACAAAGTGAATCCATGAAAATAAATTCGATTGATCTGGGTAATGATGATGAGCATCAATACCCTTACCCAAACTCTTTGTATATATCTGTGCCCAGATATGTTGGTATGAATAGATCGCTGATGGATCTGCTTCAAATAATCGTTGTTCAGTAAGTTCTTTTTTTATAATTGGTGTGTAAATTTGTAACAACCTTGTGTCTAGAAACTTCTGAACATCTCTACCAGTTCTGTTCTGAGAGGTGGGTGAGTGATGGTAACCTGTGTAGTACAGAGGTTTATTTTTCAGAGTCTTTCGGGTAAACCTATCAGTTAGATAGGTGTCTCTGATGTATTGTTTGTCATCATCAGATAACTCAAAGTCAATTGAATGAAAAATCATATGCCTTGATCTTTGTACCTTTCAAAGAACTCTTTCAAACTGGATTGATTCTGACCTTCATTAGGTTTGGGATCGAATTTATCGTAACCCTTGATCCTCTTCCAATCAGAATGCATTGCTCCTAGTAACCATGCCTGTGCCAAACTATGAGGTCCGTCTTCTAATAGTTTGAGTTTGAATTTGCTACTTACGTAACCTTTGTACTCTTCTCTCCAATTGGAATCATCGTAAGGTTTAGTCATGATTTTAGTAACATGTATATGAGACCGGGGACTATGATAAAAAATTGTGGAAGGAAGTTCATAACAATTGCCCTTTCTCTCCACCTTATGCCTACGTATGTCCATCCGGTTGCTCCTAACAATTGTAGCATACTATTCCACGGTGTCAATCCTAATACGTGAAAGACCATGGCAGTCAATATGATTGTAGCACTAAACCACTTGACTGTTCTAACGCTCAATGATTCTCTCCTTCATCTCAGGTGTCCAGTGATCATAGTAGGTGGTTCCCTGCAATTTATATCTTGCTTCTTCTAAAGGTTTTCTTTCCTGTACAATTAGTAATATAAGTTCTCCTTGATTGACTACAAAACCACCTACGTCTTCTACTAGATCAGGATGCTCCTCTAAGAATAGGTAGTCAGGATATAAGTTATTGAAGTTTTTTGTCATCTGTGACAAGAACTCTGGTGATGTATATGGATCCATAACATAGATGGTAACTTCTTTCTCCCACTTATCATATCTAAAACTTCCAAAGTCTTTCCACATCCTGACCTCTACATTACCATCTAACCATGCCTTCTTAGCATAAGGACATGGAGGTAAGTCACCAAATTTATTATGAGGTTCACTCAGTGTATTGAGTACCCACTCTTCGATTTTTTCTTTAGGAGTCACAGTCAAGATGATAAGATTTGTACCAATTATACCACTTATTTACTTGTTTTTTTGCTTCCATGTGCAGTGGGTCCATCGCCCACCCCATTACATCTTTCTTAGTTTTCCATTTACTTATTGTTATCTCAGTACCCTCAATCACATCAGTATCAATACCAATGAATCCATCTAATGTTTTAGCACTAGCATATAGATCATCATTATATTTCTCATACTCAGGAGTCAAGTTCTTTATACTCCCAACAAATACAACTCTATACATTGAATAAACTTTTTTGCTCTCCCTCCCTTGAAATATCAGATGTTATACAATGCAATCCTCCATCCCAAAAATATCTATGTCTAAATTTTACGATGTGTGGTGTAATTCCATGTCTTTCAAAAGCATCGAATGCCTTTTTATTTTCACCGTTGACAATAACATTATGCTGATCAATAACTAGCATGTTTAGATCAAATACTGTCTCTTCAACATAGGTCACCCAATCATCCATCCACTCGTTGACAAAATCATAGAAAGAATCATCTGCATCTGGCACCCAATATCTTCCCCTTGTCTTCCCCTTTCTATCCATAAATGGTTTGACCTTATGCCAACTCTCGCCTTCTAAAGTCACAACTTCCCAACCGGGGAATGACTCTTTATAGAATTCAGGGTCTCTAAGACTAAGAATCAATCCGGGTTTTACAGGACACATAGTACCATCAGAATGTCCGGGAGTGGATATTGGATGAATATTATAATCAGGAAATAATTTTTTCCATTTCTTCATGAAGTTATCTTCATTCATTTTACTGATTATATTACCAAGAGCAAAATATAAATCCTTACCTAGTCTAATCATAGATGCAGAATTGATGTATTGATCATATACAATTTCATTACCACTATCAGTAACAAATTTCTCTAGTGTCTTGAAAGGATATGTCTTATCATCGTGTACATATTTTGAGGTCTTACCTATTGTATTTGTATGTCCTTGGAATATAACATTCTTGAGATCCTCAGTATCAATTGCCTGCAATATATTTCCTACAGCACCTGCTTTCATACCTCTCAAAGTTTTTAAAAGCATTGATTGAGTAGAGGATGACACAGGTCTTCCGGGAAATGTAAGATCATAAACATAATTCAGTAAATCTTTATGGAAGTCTGATATATGATTCATCTGCAATGAACTTGTGTTCATAATACACTTTAGTTCCCACTCGATATCAATATTTTTTCCAAAGTTTTTTCCGGGCATGAAAAACTTAGACCCAACCATCGCAGTATAGTCTCTGGGAACCATGGGTGGTGACTTCATAGTGCCATCAGATCTACGATAGTCCTCTGGGTTATCTGTTATGTCAGTTCTTATTACCTTTACGTCAAATTTATTAAGTACAGATATGAGTTTCTGATAGTCCTCTTCAGTCTCCTCTGCTATACGATGAAAAACTCCTCTGACTTTTGAGTTTTGAATGTAGTTGAAATACTCCGGTGGATAACATCTGCCCACTGCACATACTTTTAGTGGATCCCAATGCTGATGTACTGATAGCATAATAAAATTTTACTGTTTTTATTTAGTACGTCTTCTACAGCATGGTTTGTACCTAAAAGAAGACAGTCCTGTCATCTTACAGAGAACATCTAACACATGATCTTTTTCTTTCGCTTTGAAATATGAGTAATCACCTTGTCTGGTCTCCCACCACTCACCTTTATACCCTGCATTCGTAAAGTTATTCAAAAACTTAATCGAATCATCATATCTAAAATTCATTTTCAACGCTTGTAATGATGTAGAATATGACATTTGATCTCTCACACCTCCTCGTTCATACCATCTCCACCACATGTCATTGAACTCTTTACGATTCTTTCTCCATAGTATTGTACATAAGGGTGAAAAGAATTTCTTGAAATCAAATCCATAGTCTTTGAGTTCAGCAGTGTATTGCATGATCTGACTCTTACTCCACCACCCCATACAATAATATTCCATCATCTCATTCAGGTAAGAGTGTCTATGTGGGTGCTCTAAACAAAACATCTTATCATCATAAGTATTCAATATCTCATGACTTATAGTAAAAAAAGGTTCTCTAAGCAAGTGTAGTTTTGATGCATCAACATATACACTTGAGTCAAATGGACAATTGATCTTATAATACCTTGACGATCTTACTGGGTCACCGCAATCTTTTCCGGGCAGCACCTTCCATGGTCCCACTGCTTCTGCTTCACCAAAACAATAGTACTCATGACCTTCGGGCATGGTCTCTGGTAACTTGCAATAATTATTTGTGATACATGTATAGATTATCATATCAAACCGTGCCTTTTCATCAAATAAGTATAGTCTCTCTTATAATACAATTTAGGATGTAATTTTGTATACTTATACATCTCCTGTATGAGTTCCATCTCTCGTGACTGCTGTCCCTTTATGCCATACTTAGGTCTTGGACCTCTTCTATTCACTCTACCTGTATGACCTAGTATTCCCACACTATCACGGTCTGTAATTACTCTTGCATAATAATTATTCAATTGCATTGATAGATCAAATGCCATCTGATCTGTAATTATCCAATGCATATCATAATATTTCCAGTACAACTCATCAAATGCTATTGTATTATCATTGATAGTTCTCCATATTGATGTGCACAAAATACTACCATACTTTCTGAAGTTCATTCCTGCTTCAGCATATGTTTTTGTTGCTGCCACCACATCATCAAAGGTAAAATACTGACACATAAAACCTTCCATCATCTCTTCATAGAAGGTGCATTTTTCTGGGTGCTGTAACCTTGTAAAATCTCCTTGTCTGAATTGTTCTCTACAAAAATCTACATAATGTTTTGTTATACGATATCCACCATCTAACCATACAGTATCCTCACCCCTGTCAAAAAACTTATGTGGATTTATCTTAGGATAGTATGATTGTCTTACTGGTTCATCACATTTGAAGGTTTCTCTTACATCAATACCTTCCCAACCATCAGGAACTTCGACAGAACCATCATGTAGTAAGACATATCTTACATCAGGATCTATGTAATGTCCTTCCGGAGCATCATAACCATTAGTAATACATGTATAGATTATCATAGACCCATGAGAGATCTTTTAGTTTTGAGTGCTACACTTATCCTATCTATGAATTGATCATCTTCTTTATTTTCATACATTGTATATGTCTCATTGTATGATTTTTGTCTGGTGCTTATATTCCAATCAATTTGCATAGGAACTCTATCTGCTTTCATAATAAGTTGTTCAGCAATAGAACTTGCTATCTGATCAGTCCTCTGACAATGATTTCTATACCAGTTCCAATAGCATTCATTCCATTCTTTTACCTTCTCTGTGCTCTGTCTCCATATACAACAATTCAAGGACTGTTTATGTTGTGATGGTTTGAATCCAACATGTGACATATCCTCTGCTAGTTTTACAAGTTCATCTTCAGTTGCAAATCCTACTTTGTATAGTTTATAAAATTCTTGTACGATTGTTCTCTGCTGTGGGTGGTCTTGCAATGTCAGTTCATTTTGTAGAAATTGTTTTGACTTCTCTACAAAATCAAGTGGCATGGTATAGCACCCATCTACCCACACATGTGGTTCGTCAAATAATGTATGAGACATACATCTAGGGTAGTAGGATTTTATCCAATCAGGTTCTTGCCTATCACATTTTATAAATTCCCAACTACCTTTCTGCTCTATATCCCCATCATAATACATCACATATTTTACAGTCGGATCATAAAAATGATCATCAGGTATCTTATCATAACCATTGGTTATGCAAGAATATATTATCACTGATTCAAGCGGGTTTGTATAGGTAAAGTGCCAAGTTTTTCACCTATGATTCTTTCTGAAACTGCTCCGGGTTCTCTAAGGAACCAACCTGTAGCAATATATTTTGCTGTGTCTCCTGTTAAGAAAGATCCTCTATGCATATGAGTATAAGTTGCTGGCCACATTACCATAGTTCCTACAGTAGGTTGGAAAGAACATTTCTGATGTAGAAAGTCAGTAGCACCACCATTTTCTACTGGTATATCATTCAAGTACAACATCCATGTAAGGACTCTATCTCTATACATAAAACCACCATCTTCACAATGCCATATATGATATCCTCCTCCTTTTTGTGTCTTCTGTATTTTACAAGTCCATGATGATACGGGATCAGAACTCTCAACCACACCCTTGTATTCTTTCACATAATGTTCAAAAGCACCACCCACAATCTGATTAGTGGTTGATGCCATGCCTGCATCTGCTACTTCAAGAAATAATTGCTCATCCTTTCTACCCATTGAACCTTGTCTGAATTGTGATTCTCCATCGTTAGTAGTGTCAAGTTGATAATGCCCATCTAAAACATTCTTAGACAACTTGGTTGCATTATACATCTCAAAGGCATCAATCAATAATTTACACCATTCCTTACTAGCATAATTTTTGATGACTCCAATGCCTTCATTGAAAATCATCTCATGCTGTACACCCTGAGTTAGAAGTTCAATTTTTTCAGGTTGTTGCTGTTGCTCTGTCATTTTCTAATTGTTGTTGGTAAACGGATGGTGGAACACGTCCAACGTATTCATCTAGTTCCATAATCTGATCAAGTAAAATGTCTTGACCATTTAGTTTCCAGAACTCTTCGAGTCCTTGCTTACTATCCTTGTGGAATATATCTATATGCTCCTCATGAATAGCAGAACCCATATCGAGTCTGTAGTTCAGTATTGGTAAAGCATAACCTTTACCACTATCCAGAATCAAATCTTCTGATACTGCTCGTGGTCTGATGTTTTGATCTATCTTCCACAAGTTACCACGTTGATGACATTTTAGCACCTTTGTAGCGTGATGTCTAGTAATAATATAACATGCAGCAGAGAAATCATTTATGAATCTATGATGCAGTTTCAAATGAATACCATTAGGATTTATAATGGTAAACTGACAGGTATCAAAATTGATAGGCAACTTTTTTCTTACATCTCTCCATGTAAATGTCCAGTGTTGTGCAGGGGATAGATCGATATCATCTTCCATGATGATTACCTCATCATAGTCAGTCTCTTCTACAAAATGTTTGAGTGCTCTGAGGTGTGTGAGAACACATCCTATCTCACCGGAATTCATATTATCTGGAACTCTACCCTTCAAATATGAAGATGGATCATCCTCCTTACCATCAAGACCAGATATTCTAGTATGACTATCGATCCCCCAATACTGAAGATGCTCTTCCATATACTTTTTTCTATCAGCATACCTATCTAAGTTCAACCAATAGACATGAGGAAGTCCTGCGAGTTTGTAATTACTTTTGTTCTTGTCCAAATCGCCTCTTCATATAATCAATGTTTTGATAATACTGTTCAATTTTTTCCTTACCATAGAACCTTATTTTATCCCATTCCTTACGGTTGTTTTCTATGTGAGGGTTAGTGAACCAAGAATTTGGACTTCTCTTATGTTCTAGATGAAAGATCTGATCATTTATCCTGCAAACATTAGAGCACGTATTAAATCTATGATACCTTTCATCGTCCTCATATCCATACGATATAAATTTTTCATTCTCCATTCCTAATCTAATATATTCCTCTCTATTGAAGAACTGACAGAAACCAAACTTTGCATCATAAGTTCTCACCTTACCATCAAATGCATGAAAATTAAAATTACTATTGATAAAATTACTGACTGTCTGATCATCAGCAAATACTTGTTGCTGAAAGTCACCATAACCATATGGATAAACAACCTTTACTGGTTCTGGTATCGTCCCTTCGGGTGAATCTGGTGGCAAGTACCCCTTTGCTAAGAATGTATTAGCATAAAAATGAGTTTGAAAAGGTAAAAGAACATCACAATCGTAATTACACACATGTGGAGTCTCTGCCATCATGATCATGTCATTGATCAATCTTGTTCTATGGAATGTAAACTCGTCAGTCTGTTCAAATACATGTGTGATTTGACTTATCTCTTCCTCTGTGGCAACCTGTTTTATCTGTGGTAGAACAGCACTTTCATATATCGATTCTTTATCGAACTCCTTTACTATTATAGGTGCCTTTATATTTCTTATAAAGTACAGTAGTACCGTTATTATATTTCTCATTCTATCAGAACTCTCAATTCTCAATGGAATCAGATATGTACACACAGAGAGATCCATCTTAGAAAGATCCTCAATTTGTTTAAGATCATCTCCTAGTTGAGGTGGTTCCTTTTCCCTTAGTTTATCTTGTACAGTTTTCTTTGTCATAATACCTCCCAGTTGTCACAGTATAGATCAGATGTATTGTGGTTCTTAGTATAACCTGTACCAAACCACTTCTTAGGTGCAATGATTCTCTTATCAGGATTACGTGATAGGTAAGACCCCCACCAAGAGAATGATGAATTAGCAATGATAAAATCAGAACACATAGTCATCATACACAAGTCTGCAAGATTGTCACCACCTTCTGATACAAGGAACCTGTCGTCAGGGAACTCAGTGCTACACCATTGAGGATCATCAGAAAAAACAACCACTGTACGATTGTTATCAAACTTTGACAATGCAGCGTCATAATATTCTTTGGGGCAAGGTGGATGGTTATCACAGTTCTGTATATAGTCACCTCTACGAACGTGCAATGCAATAGGATCTTTCAGTGTATTCATCATCTCTCTACAGGGTAAATGTATATCATTCTTGAACTCAAAATCCTCTCTTATATCCTCTTCTATATGCTCAAACCATTTTGTACTCTGTAGATATCCATATACATTATGACCATCAGGCATATTGTCAAATAAATTTTGATCAAAATGAAAATGTGCTTCCTGTACGTATGGTCCGGGAATTTCATTTATATTTGTGAGACCGGTGAGTTTGAATGCCTCAAATAATTGATGGTCATTCCACTCGTCCTTGAAGTCACTAGGAGGGATAGCAAAGTCATATCCTTTATGTGCTGCGATGCCTCGTAGTCCTGCATACTGGAACATTTGATT